GCGCTCCTAAAAAATGGAGCGTAATTAATACATGTGAGTCGTTGTCACGTTTTATATATTATTTTATGTGGTGTCGATACCTGAAATATATTGATATAATATGTAAGATTTTTCATTAGCTTTGTGTTTTACCTGCAGTCACTTGTGAACGTCTTTTTACACAAACCCAATTTTACTTCGTTTTAGTTTTGTTTTCCTTTTATAAAATTATCATATCGTTATTTATAATATTTAATATTTTGTTTATACAGTTTTTAGATATACCGTGAGGTCACTACTATTGAGCGAGGTTCCGAAAGTGCCGTTTTATAAATGAAATTTTAATTTATTATAATTAAAATAGAAAAAAAAATATTAAAATACCAAAAAAATACTTACTTTAATAATAAATTTAATGTAGGACATAGTAGGATCTATGATTTCTTCCTTTTGGCGATAATGCTACGTTTTTTGGGCCGTTTTTGTCGTTTTAATAAAATCAAAATGCCTTTTAACAAATTCAACATACAATCATGGTTACAACTAATAATAATAATGAATATAACAATGCTGGATTTAAAAACAATAACAATTATAATTTTAGTTCTTATTGTAAAAATGATTATCTTCGTTCTCAACAGTTAGAAGATAACACATTATTACGTAAGAAAATTTTAACTAAATTTAAATCTGTTTTTACAGATGATGATATTAAAGCTTTACATAATATGATGAAACCTCAAGGTATTGATGTTAATCATGTTTTTCAATGGCAGGCAGGTGATAGAGTTATAAACTCAGTTTGTGATTATTTATCACCTAATGATAGTACGATTAGTGATTATCATACTGCAAATTTTGAAGTTCAAACTAATAATTTAGATAAAGATAAGAAGTCTAATGGTTTCTTGTCCGTTATCGATAGAGTTTTTAAGGTTGTTTTTTCCGCCTTTGGTGAATTTAATGATTCTTGTTTACATTCTCTTTTAATTATTACAATGTTAACTTATATGATACGTAAGGATCGCTTTTCAGCTTCTTTATTTTTTATATTGTTATCAGTACTTCTTATAAAATTTTTAGTGGATGAAGATAATGAGTTTAATCGTATTTTTGATTTTACTTCTTTATTTTCCGCTTGGGAGAAGACTTCTGTTTTTATGACTACTTCTGTAGAAGAAGATATACAAATGGAAGTTATGGTTCCACAAGGTTTAGACGAGATATTACCTTCTTTTGGTACTGTCATGTTATCTTGTTTATATTTAATTACCGGTTATAAAGCAAAATCATCTATTTTAGATGCTTTATATACTTTGACTAGAGTCAATGATAATCAGATCAGAAATACGTCAGCTTTTTTATTAAGTGTTAGTTCTAAAATATCTACCTTTTTTGAAAAGATGGATATGCAGACTATTTCTAAATTTTTCCATGTTGATCTTGTTTCCGATGAGAATGTTAGAGATTATATATTTAAAGTTAATAAATTTGTAGCAACTCTTAATGCTGGTTGTCCTAGCTCTGAAGCTTATTATATAGACGTTTATGAAGATTTATGCAAAACTGGGAAAAAATTGTGTGATACTTTAGATAAGAAATCCATAGATCATGTTACTGTTAAGGATAGTTTAAAGTCTTTGGATTCTGCTAACAAAAAAGTTGTTGGTCTAAAAGCCGCTTTGAGTGGCGTACGAGTAGAACCTGTAGGTGTCCTTATAAAAGGCCCTCCTGGTGTCTTTAAATCAGTTTTGTGCTCCAGATTAATATCTGTAGTTACAAAAATGACTATGCCCGAAGATTGGGTTTCTGATTATGAGAAGGATCCTAAGAGTTTTTTATATTCTGTACCAGTAGATAAATTTTTTGATGGTTACACTCCAAAAGCTTGGGTTGCTTTATTTGATGATATTTATCAAGCTAGGGATGTTCCAGGAGCTGAGTCTTCTGATGCTTTGAAAACTATTAAGATGATAAATAGTCAACCTTATACTTTGCAAATGGCTGATGTTGGTTCTAAGAATAATACTTTTTTTAGATCACCATTCGTTTTTGCCACTACTAATTTAACGTCATTTACTATGCTTAATTCCATACAGGATTGTAAAGCTGTTGAAAGAAGATGGCATATAGAATTAAGTATTAGGACTAATCCAGATTTTCTTGATGATTCTGGTAAAGTAGATTTTTCTAAATTACCTTATACTGATGCTGGATTCATGGATGATGATGATGTTGAGATTTCTACTTTTATACCCAATGATTTTTGGCTTATAGATGTTGTTGAAAGAAAGGGCAATACCAGTGTTTCACACAAAGGTATTGCTATTGATGCTGTTATTAATTTAATAGTTGAAAAACATTATTCTTTTGTTAAAAATTATCATATTAATGCTAAAAATGAAAGACAATTGTCTGAAGATTTGGCTGAAAAAGTTAGTCGTTCATGTCCTCGTCGTAATAAATTTGCTAATCGTATGAAAAAAACTTATGAACCTCAAGGTCATGATTTTGGTTTACGGGAAGAAATGAACGATGGCTCTTTTGAAATGTATTTCTCTAGTTTAGATTTTAAGCATCAACGTAATTTTATACATGAATATTTTGAAATGTGTTTTTCTAGTTTTGATACTCCTAGAACTGATTTATTCGATTCCGGAGTAAAAGGCATTAGTAAACACATAATTATGTTTGATCCAACTTTTCAATTGCCAGATTTAACTGATGAAAAAGCTGTTTTTGACTTTTGTTATTATTTACATTGTAGTTTCTTACGTTTAGAGACTGCAGGTTATAATCCTTTTACGGGTGAAAAGTTTAGAACTCCATTAACTACTTTTGAAGTAGTTGGTGAATCTATAAAATCTTCATTTCGTAATGTTTCTAAAGTTTTGTGGGATTATAAGTATATAATATTATCTTCTACATTATTTGCTTCTGCTTTGTATTGGGTAGTAGGTTTTCTTAAAACAGTACTAGTATTTGATGCTCAGTCTATAGATATGAAGACTACTGGTATGAAGATAGGTAAACCTAATGTTGGTAAGTTATCCACTAGATTAGATCAAATTCACGTTATCCCGCAGGGAGTTGGTAAATTTGCTTTTGAATTTGATACATTACCTAAAGTAGATTCATCTTTGTTGGGTAGTCCTGGTAATACTAATGATGTTTTAGCTAAAACCTTAAATAAATATATGTATATAGTTTATTTGGTTATGCCTAATAAAGATCCATCTTTACCACCTACTTGTAGTAGGTTAGGACATGCTTTAAATGTAAGTAGTACGTATTTTTTAGTACCTTTGCATTTTATTTATCAAATAAATACAGTCTGTAATTCTAAAGGATATTCAGGCGCAAAGATAGTCTTGAGTACTATTACTCGTAGTAACAAGTATGTGGTTACTGCTGAAGATTTTGTCGTTAATTTTAGTACTAATACTCATAGTGCTGAAAGGGATATATGTGTAGTTAATATACTTGTAGCACATAGAAACAGTGTAGGTATGTTATCTCACTTTTTAACTGAGTCTGATGTTGATTATTTGAATAGAAACAGAACGTTCCAAGCTACGATTTTAGGAACGTACTCTAGTACATCAAATTCTTCATCTTTTGTAGTTAGAAATAATGTTGTTAGAGCTAGTATTAATAGTGATGTTCGAGTTAAAACAAATTGGGAAGAGGATGATTATATTTATATATTGTCTTGTACTGCCGCTTATAAAGGTAACTTTGGTAGCGGTGATTGTGGCTCGTTGTTAGTTGTGGATTTTAACAATTTTGCTAATCGTTGTTTTGCCGGCATTCATGTTGCTGGTGGACCTAATGATGGTCACTCTACCTTCTTAACTATCGAGATGATTGAAGATTTATTAAGATCTGTACCTGGTTTTAAACCAATTCCGTTTCTAGAAGAGGAGGAAAGTCCTTATTATGATCCAATTATTATGGAACCTCAAGGTAATATGTCCCAAATTGGTAAATTATATCCTTCTTGTTCATATAAAGTTATGGGAAGATCAGAGATAAGAAAATCTAAGTTTCACTCTAGATTACCTTCTCCTTATAATATAGTTAATACTATACCTTGCAAATTGCGACCCTTCGAAAATAATGGTGTTGTTATAGATCCAGTTTATGAATCTTTAAAACATTATGGTCAAGAACCTGTTTGTATACCATATGAATTTATTATTAAAGCTAGAACTTCTTATGAAGCTTTAATATTTAGATATACTAAAAAATCGAAGGATTCTAGAGTTCTTTTGACTTCTATGGAAGCTTTACATAGTTATGATAATTTGAATCCTATAGCTTCTGGCACAAGTGCTGGCTATCCTATGGTCGTTGATTCTTTTGATAATTTAAAGAAAAATTATTATTCGGCTATAGCTGATGATAATACTGAAGAAGTTATTAAAGCTCGTAAGGCCATAGTAGATGCCGCTGCTAAGTGTGTAGACATGTATTCGAGGGGTATTAGGCCAGAATGGTTGTATAAAGATACATTGAAGGATCAGAAGAAAGATAGGAATAAAGTAATGGAAGGTTCGGGGAGGATGTTTTCCGGAGTTCCATTTATATTGTTATACCTTTTTAAAATTTATTTTGGTAATTTTATGTCTGAGTTTTATTATATGAACTTGGATGTAGGATCTGCTATTGGTATAAATCCCTATTCAAATGAATGGGATACTTTAGCACGAAATTTATTACGATTTAGTGATTTTAAGACAGATTTATGTGTAGGTGCAGGTGATTATTCTAAATATGATGCTCATTTGCAACCTTCTATATTACAGGCAGTTTTAGATATTATTAATAATTGGTATGGTTATAATGACACGCATGCCACTAACATACGTAATCAATTGTGGGCAGAAATAACAAATTCTAAACATGTTTTTAACAACATTGTGTATGAGTGGTTTAGTTCTATGCCCAGTGGCAATCCTATGACAGCTATTATAAATACTATTGCTAATAATTTAGTTTTTAGAGTGGCTTTTCAGTTTGCAGATCTTAATATTGATTATTTTAATGATAATGTTTATATTGTTGCCTTAGGTGATGACAATATATTTACAGTTTCGAAACCTTATAGAGATAGTTTTAATGAAGTCACTTTAAAAGATTTAATGTCCCAATGTGGTTTTAAGTATACCACGGAATTGAAGGAGGAAGCTCTGTATAAGTTCCGTGCTTTACATGAAGTTGAGTTTTTAAAGCGCACTTTTAGGTTTGAGAAAGTTTTAGGTTTATGGTTAGGTCCTTTAAGACTTGATGCTATTACCGAAATGCTTAATTGGACTAAGAAGGGTCCTATAGGTGATCAAATAGCTGTTGATAATGTCATAATAGCTTTACGTGAATTTACACTTCATGGTAAGAAATGTTATGATTATTGGTTTGAAGTTTTAGTTGAACTCTCTGGTGTTTTATATCCAGAAGTTCATTCTAATGGTGATTATGTTTGTGACCATCTTGAAGCTATCAAAAAGGTAACTCAAGATGTTGACTATAGGCTTGAACTTGTTTCTTTAAACAAGAGTCTATAGTTGTATTTTAATATAAAATATTTAGTAACTGATAATGTAAAATTTTAGTGTTATGTTTTAGTTTTTTGAAAACACCGTGAGGTTAAGTCATTTGGCGAGGTCTCGAAAGGATCGATTAATATAATACTAGAGTGTAAAGTTATCAGAGTAAAAAAAAATTTTAAAATCCAAAAATATTTACTTAAGAGAATAAGTTCTTTTGTAGACGTAGTGGAATCTACGACTTCTTTCCTCTAGTTGAAAACTACTGTTTTGGGCTATTTTGTCAGTTATAACAAACGCCTATTTTTAAAACATTATACAATTATGACTACAACAAATTCTAATCTTGATGTTTCGATGCAAAATTTAAATTTAATCTCTTCTGAGATTAATCCCAATAAAAATGATTCTGGTATGGTTACCACACCAGAGAATTCCGCTGTTGCAGGCGTGTCAGGCATTTCTAATGTTAATGACACAACAACTTTTGTTGATGACGCTGAAGTTATGAAAAGAGATGAATCTTCAATTTCGCATATCAATGCTTCTTTGATTAGTTTGAATGATACTCAAGCTTTTTCTCAGAATATAATGGATTTTTTACAAAAACCTATTGTATTAGCTACTGGTAATTTCTCAATTACTGATACTTATTCTTTTTTAAACTATTATAACTTACCTAGGGATGCTTTTAATGCTACTCAAGGGGTTATGTGGAAAGATAAGCTTAAGGGTTACTTTGGTATTCGTATGGATATGAGAGTTAGATTGGTTATTAATGCCAATAGATTTCAGCAAGGTAGATATTGTGTAGGTTGGGTTCCTATGGGAGGAATGGCTTCATCAATATCTTCGTTAAAGGCTATTTCTTTTAATAATATGCATATGGCTACGTTAACTCAGAGAACTACCGTTCCCCATGTTGAAATAGATTTGGCTACAGGTACTTCGGCAGAATTGCTTATACCTTTTGTTTCTTCCCAATCTTTTTTTCCTTTAAATAGTATTTTATCTGGCACAGATATTTCTACTTTAGGTTTTCTAAACGTTTATCCTTATTCTCCTTTGGTTTCACCTGCCGGTTCTACCACAGCTAGTTATACTGTTTATATTAGTTTTGAGAATATTCATTTAATTGGTGCTTCATCTGTAGCTCAATCTGGTTATTCTAAAACTATGTCTAAAAATCTGAGACAATCTGAAATTGGTAATAAAGGTAATGGACCTATTAGTTCAGTTTCTTCTGCAGTTTCTAGAGGGTTTAAAGAATTTTCTTCTATCCCTTTGATTGGTAGTATATGTAATGACGTCTCTTGGGTTGCAGATAGAATTACCGGAGTTGCTTCTATTTTTGGTTTTTCTAAACCAGCTCAAGGTGATTCTTCAATGAAGACTATGCTGATTAATGCTACTAATCATACTACAGTTGATGGAGATTCTGATGCTAGATCGTTAGCTTTATTATCCAAATCTGGTGTTACCAGTTTAGAAGGCATTTCTGGAACTATTTATGATGAAATGGATTTTTCTTATTTAGTACGTAAGTATGCCTGGAATGGTTTTACTGCGTGGAATACCTCTAACGTTGCTGATGATGTAATAGCCAGTATTGATATTAGTCCTAGTTCTTTTAGTTCTTTTTATATCGGATGTTATCATTTTACCCCAATTGCTTTTGTTTCTTCATTCTTTCGTTTATGGCGTGGTAGTTTTCAACTTAAATTTAAGTTTGTTAAAACAGAATTTCATAGTGGTAGATTGTCTTTTGCATTTTATCCTACTGATGAGTCTGTTTACACTTCCAATCCTGCTTATGTTAATAGACTTATAGTTGATATACGAGAAACTACTGAAGTTGAACTCACTGTTCCCTATATTTCACGCACTCCATGGATGAATGTTATTGGAGATAATTCTATAATTGGTAAGGTTATTATATCTGTAGTAGACCCTTTAGTAGCTCCTGCTACCGTTAGTAGCTCTATCACTATTTGTAGAGAAGTTAGTGGTGGTGTAGATTTTGAAGTTTCCATTCCTAGTGCAGTTGATTTTACACCTTCGTTATTTTCTCCTCAATCCGGCTTTGATAAGAGTGATTCTAAGATTATTAGTGCTACTATTGGTAATAGTGTTGTTTCTTCAGATTCTCTTATCTCTACGTCTTTGTGTATTGGAGAGAAAATTACTAGTTTTCGACCTTTTTTAAGACGTTTTACACCTGTTAGTCAGAGTGAAGGTACTGCCTTTATTTCGACACCTTATTCTTTAAATAATATTGAAATTAATTTGGTTCCAGACGCTATTATAGCGACTCAAGCTGCTCCAGTAGCTTCACAATTTAGAGCAGATGCTTATTCTATTATTGCCTCTTGTTATTGTTTATCACGTGGTGGTGTTAGAATTCGTGATGTTATTGATTATGGCATGTTTAATAAAGTTATTGATACTAGTTATGATCAACTTTCAGCCATGGTTAATTTAGGTATGAAGACTAATGTTACTACTACTTTAATTACTGGAGCTCCTGGTGATCACACTAAGATAGTTGTATATGGTTCGTCTGGTGTCACTCCTGATACCGGCAATATAAGGCCACTTGTTATTCAAAATACTGTTTTGAATAATAGTTTAACTGTTGAAATCCCTCAATATACGTTTGGTTATGCGAGATGTATTGCGGACACTATTATATATGAGGGCAATGGCGTTTCACAAAGATATCAATATTTAGGTGGAGCTCATACTTCAGGTTCTCGTGCTATGCTTAGAGTAAATTTACCAAGGATACTTGAACCTTTTATTAATACATCTGTTGACCAGAACGCATATACTTTACATAATTTGTATCGCGCAGCAGCGGATGATGCTTCTTTTAGCACATTTATTTCAGTTCCTCCTATGGCGCCTAATTTTGATACTGTTAAACGTTCCGGTTATATGTAATGGAACAAAGCCCGAAGGCTATAAACTGTTTGTGGATAGTAATCCTCACCCAATACACGGGTAAAAATAATTTTGTATAACATATTGGTTACATGTTATAAAGTTTGATAAAGAGTCCTAAAAGTGTATGCTCTTTTTCACGCGCGTTTAAAGTTGTCTCACAACTCGGTAGATATTATCGGTGGGACATCCCACCCTAAGGTGAATTACGCGCCTCTCTACGCTGAATCTGTGAACTTGATTTAATTCAAGTTTGAAGATCGTTTTAATAACAAAAAAAAAAAAAAAAAAAAAAAAAATCG